GACAAATCCCACGGAGTAGAAGAACTTGCAGAAGCAGGGGGAAACTACTCAATGGGAACAAACAAAATAACCTCCTTAGCAGACGGAGTAGATAGTGGCGATGCTGTTAATAAGGGGCAGTTGGATGATAAACAAGACATTCCAGGTTCATCAACAACTACTTCAACAGCAACCTTAACCCCAGCATTAGCAACAGCAAATGTATGGCAGTTGACAGCACAAGAAGAAGAACTTACAATCGCAGAACCAACAGGAACACCAGTTTTAGGAGAAACAATCCATATTATGATTAAAGATGATGGAACAGCAAGAGCAATAAATTGGAACTCTGCATACAAAGCGGTCGGCGAAGCATTATTAGAAACTACTACTGCTGGTAAATGGATTAAAGCAATTGCAACCTACAATGGAACTGATTGGCTTACAAGTAGTGTTAACGAAGTATAATTATGGCAGATTACGATATTACACAATTAGAGAGTGAAGAAAACTACTTATAAAATAACAATGGCCGTGATGGCTATGGGGAAAGATGGCAACACAAATAGCAGATGACAATAAAATATTTCAAAACGGCGATAACTTTGTTTTTCAGAATGGAGATAATTATTGTTTTACTGTTAAGTTTTTAGTAGCCATACAAGAAACCGCCAATCTTTCGGAAGAGTTAGAGAACCTTATCAAACTAAAAATATCAGAAAACGCAACAGGGGAAGAGAATGTAGATTTTTTAGCACAGATGGTTATAAGTGATTCGGTGAACGGATCGGAGTTGTTAAACATAATAACAAAGTTAGCAATATCAGACAGCGGAGTAGCAACAGAAGCGTTAGATGTTTTATGTAAAATAGCAGTCAGCGATTCAGCACAAGCACAGGAAGCGATTGATGTATTGGTTAAGATATCATTATCAGATAATATAAATGCCGATGACGCATTAAAAATACTCGCTAACATTATTATAAGCGAAGATATAAACCCACAAGATACCCTTTCGATAATAACAGCTCTTTACTTAGAAGAAAATGCAACACTAACAGACGATACAAATATACTTGCAAAAATAGTATTAGAAGATTCCTTAGAAGCCAAAGAAAGAATGAAAGCAAGGTGGGATAGCTGGTTATGCCAAACTTACACCAAAAAGGACTCGCCTTACACCAAAAAGGACTCGCCTTATAAACAATGCTAAATATGTATATAACAAAAACAGAACTTGAAAATTATTTATTAGTAGACATTGATTTGTCTTTTGAAGACCAAGTAGAAAAGTGGATAGAAACCGCTACTAATTATGTTGAAAAATACACAGGTAGACAGTTCACAACTACTGAAGAAGAAAGGTATTTTGACGGAAGTGGTGATTCAAACCTTGTAATAGATGACTGTATTAGTATAGTAAAGATAGAGAACAATGTCACAGAAAATGAAGTAGAAGATTATAAACTGTATCCCGCAAATACCACTCCGAAAACATCAATCTACAACCCTTACCTTTGGTATAAGGGAGCACAAAATTACACCATAGAAGCCGAGTGGGGTTATTCCGAGAGCGTTCCCGAAGATATAAAGTTCGCAACAACGGTGATCACCGCAGGAATAATAAACGGGCAATTAAAAGAAGGAGCAATACAATCAGAAAAAATAGGAGATTATAATGTTTCTTACAAAGATGACCAGAAAGAAGATTACAAGCAGGCTATTAGGATATTAGATTCATATAAACGATACACAATATGATAAACAAATGGTTCAATCAAGAATTAACTGTAAAGAGAGACAGTTGGATAACAGACGATGACGGGAATAAACTATACACCGAAGAAGAAGACAAAGGAACAATTTACGGTGATATACAACAGGCCAGCCCAGAGTTCGCCGAAGCAATGCAGATGGATTTTAGAAAGACATATATTTTATATACAGGAATAGACGAAGACATCCAAGAAGGAGATAAAATAGACGATTATACTGTCAAGGGGGTGAAGAAGTTAACCCACCCACGAATGAAAAACGACCACATTAAAGCGATATTACAATGAATATAACAATCCGTGGAGAAAGAGAATTAAGAGAGGCGTTTCAAAAAAACCCTCAATATGTGAAAAGTAGAGGCGGGCAGTTGATAACAAGATTAAAAACCGCTTACCAAAGACAGATAATAAGAGACCCGTGGAGAGTAGGAGCAAGTGGCGGGGGAGTTCCAGTAGATACAGGTTCATTAAGAGACAGCCACAGATACATAGCAACACAAACAAGATTAGAAATAGAAGTTCCCGATGAGAAAGCAGACGCATACGGCAGAGCAGTCCACAGAAACAGACCGTGGTTAGATTATGCACACGAGAAATTAAAAACAGAAAGAGAGAAAGAGTTGAGCAACTTCTTAAAAGATATAACAAATAATTTAGCAGAATAATGTATTTATCACTTATACCAGCAATAAAAACGCTTTTAGAGGGAACTGTATTATACACAGTAGATGGAACAGACATTAACCCAACAGTATATCCACATCCCTTAGGAGAAGGAGAAAAGCCAGATAGTTATCCAGCAATAGTTTTCTTCCCAACCAATTTTGATAATGAGTTTTCTTCAACCGATTCTAACTTCAAGCAAATAAACTTTTCTGTATTTATTTTAATAAATGCAGAGAATATAACCAACGAACAACTTTTTACTTATACCCTACCAAACGCTGCGGACAAAGTTATTGAACGGTTCGATCAGGAATGGAGTTTTTCAAGAATAGACGGCAAAAGAGTATGGGCAAGAGCAGATGTTGGAACTTGGGGAAAGTCGGTCGAGGAAAGTGGTCGTTATGGATTTATAGATATTAACTTAATCATTAAATTAGAAACAAAAATATGAGCAATCAATTTATAGGAAGAGATATTGAGGTAGGTGTAGCACTTGGAGACGCAGAAAGTGCAGACCACTCAATACAAAAATCAACAGCAAACATTTTCAAAAATGTTGAAACAGCAGAAGACGAAACAACCAGAGGTAGTATTATTTCAGGAAAAGGACGCCGTGTCACACAAAAATACGCAGAAGGTAATATAAGTGGTAATGTCCACTCAGAAGCCATAGGATACCTTTTAAGGAATGTCTGGGGTGCTTCTGAAAGCACATCAGAAGGAGATAGTGTTTATTCTCACGAGTTTACTCTTGATGATGACCACATTCACGATGAATTAACATTCTTCTTAAAAGAAGGAACAGAGGAGAAAGAAATTGAAGGAGCGCACATTAACAGCTTAGAGATTAGTGCATCTCCGGACTCCTATGTAACTTTTACAGCCGAGATTATCGGTGAAGATTTAGTAGATGGAACATTCACTCCAAGTTATTCAACAGAATATGACTTTATTGGCAAAGATGTAACCATTGTAGTTGCTGACACAAAAGGAGAATTAGAAACAGAAGAAGCAACAGAAGTAAAAGAAGTAACTATCAATCAGAACAGAAACCTTAACAGATATCACATATTAGGAAGTTATACTCCAAAGAAAATATATGGACCAAGGTTTGATAACAAAATAACCATTACTAAAGAATACTTAAACGACACATTCAAAGATTTACACGAAGGAGATGACTCAAAGTATCTTAGAATAACAATTGAAGGAGATGAAGCGATCGGAGGAACTAATAACGCTAAATTAGAGTATGACTTTTATAATGTTCAAGTCACTGATTGGAGTAAAAACGACGGAGCAGATGATTTAATTGAAGAAACATTTACTCTAAAAGCATACGAAAACACCTCTGAAGCAACTGATAAACTTGGTAAAGCAACATTACAAAACTTAACCGAAGATTACGATTTATCTTCTTAATATATGAAATTAAAAGATTACAAAGTAGAACTTAAAGACAGTATTACCTGGGGAGAGAGCAAAGACATTCAAGACGCAATGTTAAAAGATATTGAAGTAGATGCTCGTGGACAAATAAAAGGACTATCTATGAGTGCAATGAGAGAAGCGGTATATAAAACTATTGAAATAATAGTAATAAAAATCACCGACAAAGAAGGAAAGGAAGTATCTTTTAGTAGAGAATGGATGAACAGTTTATCAATAGATGATGGTAATAAATTGGAAGATTATGCAAATCAGTTTATTTCTAAAAAAAAAGAATAAAAAGTAACGACATTGCAAAGCAAATAGAAGGGAAGAAACAACAAAGCACAGAAGTCATAATGGAGATATTATCCAAAGAATACGGATGGACTCCAGAAGAGATAAGAAGACAGAGAGCAGATGACATAGATTCTTACTTAGAGATATTAAGAGTAAAAAACGAGATTCAAAAACTTAAACACAAAATATAATGGCAGAAAGAAAACTTAACATTATTTTAGACCTCAAAGACCGTGCGTCTGCTCAATTAAATGGGTTTCAGGGTAGATTAGAGTCAATGAAGCCGACATTTCAGAAAATGGCTGTTGGTGGAGCGGCTGCTATTGCTGGTATTGGTGCTGGTCTTTATAAAGTTGTTAATAGTGCTGGTGATGCTGAAAAGGCGGCAATGAATCTCAAAAATACCTTTGGAGAATCTACTGATGAAATAAATAACTTTATAAGTGATTTTGGAGATGAATTTGCTTTTCTGGAAACTGACTTAAAAAAAGGAGCAAGTTCTATTGGTTTTCAAATTGGAGCGTTAGGAGATATTACAAAAGAGCAAGGAGAAGAAATGACTAAAAGTTTGCTAACGGCTTCTGGTGGTCTTTCTGATTTTTTTGGGAATCAGTTGAATGTTGCTGATGCGGCTAATGCAATGGCGAAAGCACTTAAAGGAAATACAGGACAACTGATAGATATGGGATATAATATCAGAACGAAAGATATTGAAAAGATGGCAGAATCTATGGGATATACAAATGAAGAATTAACCCAAAGTCAAAAAGCACTTGCTATAACAGAACTCATAATGGAGCAAACTCAAGGTTCAATCAATGGACTTTCAGATAGTATGGATACTTACACAGGACAGCAGAGAGCGTTTAGAAAGGCAACGACAGAAGCGGCAGAAAAGTTAGGTGGTGTTTTTCTCCCGACGGCAACAAAGTTATTACAAAAAATAACTCCGATAATCGGCAAGATGGCAGATTGGATAAAGGAAAATCCAAAACTTACAGCAACAATAATAAAAGTAACAATAGCGTTAACAGGAATAGTAACAGTATTAGGAACTCTCGGTTTATTGCTATTAACATTAACACCAGCAATAGCTGCAATGACTACTGTCTTCGTGGCATTATTAAGTCCAATAGCCCTTGTTAGTGGGGCAATAGTTGGTCTTGTGGCTGCTGGTTGGTATCTTGTTAGTAATTGGGAAAGCATAAAAGAAACCATAATATGGGCTTGGGAAATAATAAAAACAAAAATAGTTAGTTTAATAAACTCCATTTGGACTACAATAATATCTTGGCTTTCAGGAATAACAGTTGGAATTAGAGATACATTCTTGGGATTGATAGATTTTGTAAAACAAACTTGGGATAATATAAAAAACACAATAATATCTATTACAACATCAGTTACTGGAACTATATCTGATTGGGTTGGCGGAATATGGGATGCTGTTACAGAAAGATTTACAAAGATAAAAGAGTTTATGAGTGAAATATGGGAAGGAATAGTAGATATAATAAAAGGTTCAATAAACAATGCTATAGGTGCAATAGAAGGATTTTTTAATAGTATTGTCAAAGGCATAAACTCTTTTATAACAAAGATGAACCAAACCGCTGCACAGTTAGCACGGCTTCCCGGAGTATCAAGACCACCACGAGTTAGTTTAATTACATCAGGAGTTGAGTTGCCACGACTACACAACGGAGGCATTATTGACTTACCAGCAAATAGAGAAATGCCGATAATGGCTCGTGGACAAGAAGCAATCGTTCCGTTAGATAAAGGGTTTGGAAATATAAATATAACCATTAACGGCGATGTATCAGGGGAAGAGTTAATCCAAAAAGTGACAGACGGACTTGCGATTGCTCTTAATAGACAAATAAGAATATGAATGTATTTATAAACTCAGTAGATGTGACAAATAATGTCAGGAAAGGTTCGTTGAGAACATCAAGCAATTTGACCGATCAGGTTAGTAGCGGTTCATTCGTTTCATTAGATTTAAGACCAAGCGTTGCTGATGTTATAGAAATAAAGAAAGATGGAACAATGGTTTTTAGCGGGTTTATAACAAAAGTAAAAAGTTCTTTTAACGGATACACACCAGTTTATAATGTTTCTTTCTTAGACAACACTTTGGAAATGGACCAACTATATGTTATAGACAGGTTTGAAGACCAGACCGTAGATGAAATAGCCCAGTATGTTGTAGATAACTATTTACCAGCAGAATACACAATAGAAATAGACGCTGACATTAAGATAGGACAGATTACTTTTAATTACAAAAAGCCAAGCGAAGTTTTTGAAGAGTTGGCAGATATGATACATTATGAGTGGTATGTTGATCAGAACAAAGTTATAAAGTTTTTTGAAAAAGGAGAGTCAGAATTAACCGTAAGCCCAGATGAAGATATTGTCTTTTGGGAAACTATCACTTACGAAGAAGACATTGAACAATTAAAGAACAAAGTTTATATTAAAGGTGGAAAGAAAACATCAACCGATGATGTTGTACAGAATATGAACGAGCAAGTTGACGGCGATAATGACATACTAAAAACAGGATATACATATATTTATAGGAGAGATGAAAGCGGAGATGTTATTGAGCCAGTATTAAAGTTTAACGGAGTTGCAAAAGAATTAGGAATAGAAAACGAAGATAGTTTTACAGGACAAACAGCAACCCTCAAAACTGATGACATAACATTCACCGCATCAGAATCAGGAGCAGACGGAAACGACATATCAGTAGAGTTTTTGATAGAAAGCCCCAATCAAGCATTATCTGTTAGTGTCACTGGAGATAAAATATCAGTATATTTAGAAAGCAATTATTTAGAAGAATCACGAAGCACAGCAGAAGATGTTGCAAACGAAATAAACGCAGAAACTTCATTAGTCAACGCACTTGCAAGTAATAGCAATATAATTGAAACAATGGCAGAAACCAGTTTGTCTGGCGGAACAGATGGGATTGATTATCTATATAACCAAGAAGAGAAAGTTGTATCTTGTAAAACCGCACCAGTAGCAGGAGATAAACCAGTAACCATTGAGGGAAGAATAAGAATACCGATAGAGATAGTTTTAGAAGACCAAGATTCCCAAAAAGAATATAACTTAACGATAGAACATTTTATAAACGATTCATCAATATCATCTTCAGATGAAGCAGAAAAAAAAGCACTATCAGAATTGGAAAGATTTGCAGACAGTTTAGAAAGCGGAAAATTTGAGACACACGATGATAGTTTTATCCCCGGAAAAGTTTTCAGAATGGTTATTCCAGAGATTAGCGTAGATGAAAACTTCTGTGTAAGAAGTGTCCAAATGAGAGATGACAGTGGTGGAGAGTTTAGATATACTGTAAGTTATATGACAGAAAGGTCAAAAAGATTATTAGATTTACTTAAACAACTTATAAAATCACAAAGGTCAGTGGAAGAGATAGCAGAGGTTCTTTCAAAGATTGACGCACTTTCAGAAGAGATGGAGATTGAATTTGAAACAACAGAAAATCCTTTTAGTGGAGATGACATAGTTTGGGTTGCTGGTTCTTACTTCCCAACAAGTGAAACTGACACTACCCGAAGCCCACGGGCAGGGGGTGGTGCAAGAGCATTATGAATATAAAAAGAGATATAAAAATAAAAACAGAATGGAAAGCGATAGTAAAAGACGCTAAAACAGGGCAAATCTTGCGTGAGACGGATTTTACTAACACTATCCTAAACCAGTTCAAAGAGAAACTTATTAAGGTCTTTGCGAGCGATTTAATGGGGATTACAGATACCATAGATGATATGAAAGAAAAGTTTAACTTCAAGTATGAGCAGTTAGGAACAGATGACACTGCGTCATCGGCGACAGATACTGATTTAATAGCACTGAAGGCAACGAATTAGTAATCCTTAGTTTTTGGGAAGACGGAGAGGCAATAGGAGAATGGAAGGAGTTTGCTTTATACACAGCAGATGAAGAGGCAGTATTAAGAGCAAATATAAACCAAAGCATTGAGTCCGGGGAAACACTAACTATAAATGGTAAATTAACTTTAGTATAATGAGTAAAATATGGAAACAAGGCGATGAATTAACCGCCGACAATCTAAACCGAACTGGGGGAGTCGGAGACATAATATCCCCCGAAACAGACGGTTCACCAACAACCGCTGCACAAGTGAACGCTATAATCGCAACCGTGGCGGCGGAAGGTGGAGGAACTGTATTATTCAAAGCAGGTGATTACACTTTTGATGATGACATTGCTCTTTCTGATTATGTAAGCATAGAAGGAGAAAGTTATGGAAGTGTATCTTTTGACTTTGACAGCAACTCTAAAGGAGTTTTAATACAAGGAAGTGGCGGATACGAAGTAGGAACAATATCAATAACCAAAGGAGCAACAACAGTCACTGGCTCATCAACCAACTGGACAACAAACGCCTCAGCAGGTCAGAAGATTTGGATAAGAGGTTTTTGGTATACTATATCAAGCATAACATCAGACACAGAATTAGAGTTAGGAAGCACCTACTCAGGAAGAACTGTGTCGGGGGTTAGTTATGCAGTAGCAACCCCAGCAGAGGGAATAAGAGTTCAAAACATATCAATAACTGGCTCTTCCGGCTCAGCCCTAAAATACGAATATACTACTAACACTATATTAGAAGGAGTGACAATAGAATCAAGCAACATCGCCTTAGAAACAAATTATGTCACTTCTCATATAACGGAAAACCTTGATATTTTATTATGCACAAAAGGAATTGTCGCCGATCACGCCGCCTCTCAAACAATAAGTAATTATTTAATAGCAGGAACAACAAACGAAAGTATAAGATACGAAAACTCAACCGCAGTAAAATTATTTGCGGGATATTGTAGTTCAGCAGGAACAGACGGTATTTACTTCAAAGATTGTGACGGAATAGCATTTACAACGATTGCCGAAAACAACGGAGGAAATGGAATTGTGTTAGAAAACTGCGAAGAGTTTACACTCCACGATGCTAACGCAATGACAAACACATCTTCTGGAATAAAACTGATAAACTCAAACAAGAACTCTCTTAACCTCTGTTTTCTCGCTAACAACGGAACTTACGGGTTAGAAATAGACTCCGACTCAGAAGACAATATAGTAAACGGATGTTATTTTGAAGGAAACACAACTGACGAAGTAGATAACGACGGAACAGATACTGTTATATCAGGTTGTAGTCCGTCTTCGGTAAATACTATAAAAGAAATTGACATACAATTTCAATCTGATTTAATGTTAAATCAACCTGTACCAAGTAATATTCCGGAACAAGAAGCACTGCAAACAGGTATTTTAATTGCTGACTTATGTTATCTTCGCTATTTTGACCAAGTTAATTTAAGCCTAAACACTGCTGATTATATTAGTCAACGATTTACTAGCCTTAGTATTCCTCATCAGAAAGTACAAGC